GGACCATGTACGGAGCAGACAGGTTATTCGCCCATCCAGCCAGTACGCCGACTACCAGCCACTTCCAGTCCAGCATGTAGACAGGGTTCGTGCTGTCGTCGTCCAATTTCGGAGCATACGTTATCGGAGTCGACTTGAACTGAGCCCTGCCGCCCTTGCTGTCAAGGTCATTCCCGAGGTTCATGTTCTGATCTTCCAGGATTTCTTCCAGAAGCCCAATGACCGCATCATTGGTATAGATACCGTTCCTCATTCCGCCGACAACCGGCACAGCATGAGAAACAGGCGATCGGAATCTCGATTTCCTGTGCGCCCGACGCATCTTGCGGAGCAGATCTTCACCTGTAACCGCTGCATAGCGAGCTGTATAATTCGCATACCTGGGATAATCGGTCGAGCTGATTCCCGCGCGTCCATCTGTGAACCCAGACGGGTCAAGCCCGTAGAACCCCTCAGTGGCCGACTTCGTGACCCAATAGGTCAACCCGTAAGGCGTCTTCGTGTCCGAGGAATCGGTCGGCTTCCCCCACAGGATTTCCTCGAGCAGCTCAAACAAGCTGACTTGCATCCCGACGTACTTGGTCTTCACCAAGTCCACGATCTGAGTTCCGCCCATTTGGAACGCCTTTTCGCGCAGATCGTAGATATAATGAGCATTCACATGACGGACAGGCACTTCGCCCTTCTGCATCGTGTCCGTGATGCTGGACCCGTCAGACTCGTACAGACCTACTGTTCGGGCTGAATGGTTGTGATCCATCTGGAGCTCAAACTCCCAGGCCTTTCCGCCGGCGAACTGCTTTTGCTGATTTTGCCACATTTCTCGCACAGCGATGTGGTCGGTGAGATCCGTCTGCATGTCGACGAACGCACCGCGCTTTATGAGCTTATTCTGGGTCAACAGAACAGCATCGTCAATTTCACTAAAAGCTAAACCCATGACTCTTCCCTGCCTCTCTTATATTTTGAAGTCAAATTTCTCGTCAAGTTCCTTGGCGGTATCCTCGAACGCGTCGGTCGTCTTGACCGCATTGGTTCCGCCAGGCCGAGCACTATGCTGGCCCTTGCGGCTCGCCAGTTTTCCAGCCTTCACTGTGGCCTCTGCTTTCGCGACCACGTCGCCCAGGACAACCTTAACAGCTTCTTTCAGGACGACATCTTGCGATACGTCCTTCCCGACGGCCTTGTAGCCAGTCTTGAGAGCATTAAACGTGTCTTTGAGTTCCGTGAGCTTCGCAGGCGCCTCAGACAAAGCGTCAGCCAGCTCTTTACCAAAGCTTTCGACTTTCCCGTCAAACCACGAACCTTCACGCGCCACACCTTCAGATTTCAAACCCTTTATCGTTTCCGACTGAGACCCTACAACCTTTTTCAAGATATCAACTACGGCGATGATTTTTTCGTCGTAGACGTCAGGGTCCAGCTCGGGGAGTCCCGATAATGGATCAATTTCCTCAGATGATGTATCTCCGCCACTTTTCTCTTCCGGTTTGAGCAAAGCAATCACACTGTCAAGGGCTTTCGCATCCTTGAAGGTTCTTGCGGTAGCCATAGGCATCCCCGCCTTGACCGCGCGCTCAAGATGATCGTCGGTAATCGTTCCGGACAGATCGTCATCGGAACCAGACTTCTCACCCTTTATCTCCAAAGGAATTTCTTCCTCGCCATCGCCCTCTTTCTCTTCAGGGGGCGGCAAATCATCTTTCGGGGGAAGAACCTTGTCGTCACCCTCGGGCTCAACATTTTTGGCTTCCTCCATTTCCTCGACTACCTTTTCGACACCAGCGTCGATCTCGTCGAGAGTCTCCTGGGTCATAGTGCCTTCAGACTCGACTGCGGGAGTCGGGACTTTTTCTTCTATTGCTGTCGTCATAATAATTTTCTCCGTGTGTGGTGGTTACGGGACTACTACTAAATAAAGCTGGATCTGTCAACCATGCCTCTTGCCTTCAACGCCTTACGCCGATGTTGTGCGTCTGTATAAATAGGGTTCCCGCTAGGAGTTATCTCGGTAGCAACTCCCCGATCTGCCAAATGTTTCCGGAGTTCGCCAGCCTGCTCAGGATGAACCCCAGAAGCGACACACTCGATCGGCCAGCCAGCAGGGGCCGGGACAGACTTGCTTTCGGCCTCGTAGCTTCTCTTCGCCGTCTCCCCTTTGATCCGGATAGCCATAGGAGCTTTGCCAACAGGGAAGGCCCGTTCGACGATCTCACCGCTCTTCAGCTCGTAGCAATAGGTCACGATACCTGTCTCCCGGCAACAGCCGCTTCCGCGGGCTGGACATTACCGCCCATAAGCATCTTCGACAAAGTGTCTTCCTTCCCGCGTCGTGATGCACCTGGTCGACTTACTCGGGTATAGGTCCTATTCGTGTTCGCAGGCATGGCCGCGGGCTTCGAGGCGCCGGCCTCCTGGATAGGAGTCCCTTCATCCGGAGTCTGGAACTTCACAATGTCCTGCAACTCCGGGACGTTCCCGAGCCGCCCAACAAGAGAAAGCAATGACTGAAAGTCAACTTGACCGCCTTGCTGCTCCAACATAGGCAGCGCCGGGAACACAAACCGCTCGAGCGCCATCCCGATCCGCTGAAGTTTCGTCGACGGCGTATTGTCCTGCATAGAGTACGCGTCGATATCGAAATTGTATTCGAGAAAATCTCCCTCACGAGTCGCTTCAGACCAAACGCGACGAACTGTGATATCCGTGCCCGGGACGGGCTTCTCAATAATCCGTTCGCGAACAGGATCCGTCCACTCGTACCAGGCAAGCGACTTGAAGATTCCCTTCGTGAAATTGATTGTCTGCTCGCGCATGTGGTCAAGCCGAGCGCTCGCCGCTTCATTCAGAAGCTTATCCTGGCCGACAGTGTCGGTCATCGGCGCCAGTCCGCCCATGCTGTCCAGGTTCCCTGCAAAATAACTGAACAGCCCTTGGATCTGGAGATAGAACGCAAGCGTCGGAGCGTCAATTCCGCCGACAACGACATTGTCCAGCTTCGGGCCACTGATACGGATACCTTCACCGTCAGCGGCATTCTTTAGAGCCTCGACATCAGCATCACTTCCGCCCTGAAACGCAGCAACCGTTTTCTTAGCGTCCGCCTGCCGGCCGAGCTTCCGGAACAGGCTATTCCCCAGCTCATGCAAATCGCGCCACAGCGAGACCGGGGGCAGCGGGAGCAGGTTCCCGGGAACGTCTGAATATCCAAGCATGTGGTAGGGCCCGTGCTCCGGACCGTCCCAATCGACAGAGTTGAACAGCTTGAGGCTCTTCACCCCATAGGTTACAAGCTTATTATCTTTTGGGGTCCACACGTCACGGAGCCACACCTTCTCCTTGTAGAGGTCGGCACCTTCATCCGTAGTCACAGCCTCTGCGCGGGCTTCACCCTGATCGCCGGTGACAGTGTGCTGGTCGGGCTCAATATCTGTCGACTTCCCCTCGTAGAGAGCTCTGGCCGCGTCTACCGGGACCCAGTAGTCATTCCCCTCGTACTGAATACCTGCGCGACTCTTCGCGGACATATCACAAAAGTAGTCGTCAAGGTTCACCACGTCGACATAGGACTCGCCATAGTCATGGTCAAGAATCTTGACTCCAGTCGAACAGATCCCGACTTTAACAATCCCCATGGAAAACAGCGCTTCAAGAACTGCTCGCCGGAGAGTGGCGCCCAGGTTGATTTCGTCGGGGACCTGGTTAAGAGCGATCTCGGTGTTCCTGGCGAAAGGGCGGAGCGAAGCATTGCCGGTCGTCACCAGAGCCCGGGGCGCCTGGGCAGCAAGTTGCCGAGTATAGATTGTGACAGCAAGTTCGAGGAAGTTTGTGGGGACGCGCTTCTCTGCCCCCTGGGTAGCGTAATGGGAACCAACGTACTGCTTCACCGCCTCAACGCGCTTTTGCCGCGGCGTCTCGAGTTGCCGGATTGACCAGTCGATAGCCTTCTTTAAGTCTTTGAAGCTCACATCGGATTTACTCATTCAGCTATTCCCGCTTGGCTTTCATTTCCGCGACAAGATTGCCGATACTCTGGTTCGTCTCTCCGTGCTTCTGCGCGAGTTCATTCAGACGAGTATTCGTCTCGCCGATCTTCTCCGAAATCTTCGTCTGCGCTTCCGCCGACTTCACCGTAGCATCCGACGTAGCCGCGATAGAGCGAAACATCATGCGATCCTTGAAGACAACGATCGACAGGCACACGAGACAGATAAATCCCATGACGGCAGTTGCTGGCCAGTCCTTGAAGCCGGCAGGCAGCCCCGGAACAGATTGCGCGACAACCAAAGAACTACCACTCAAAAAGCTTCCACAAATCGCGACCTTTGCTAGGATCATTCCCCTGTCTCCCTATTGT